ATGGCTAAGTGGAATGTAAACACGCTCGATGCCTACCTTTGTTACTATAACTACTTGAAATGAAAGTCCTTTGCCTTGGAGACCAAAACTCCGGAGTGGTGTACCACCGGATTTACAAGCCCTTCACTCTACTCAAGGAGAAAGGGCTTTTAGATTTTCAGATACTCAACTACAAACAGCCAATACCGGAAGCCGATTGGGAAGACGTTACCCACGTAATCTTTTCTCGTGCGCTTCCCTTCTCCGGTGAATCCTTTGCTAACTTCTTTGCGATTTGCAAAGCAACAGGCAAGAAGGTTATTATTGATAATGACGATTGGTGGCACTTGGCTCTTGACCACCCCAGTAAAGCAGGATACGACAAAGCCAACCTATCAGGAAGGATTGTAAACTCTATGTACTTTGCAGACGAGGTATGGACTACGCAGAAGTACCTTGCCGATAAAATCAAGAAAGTAAATAGAAACGTACATATTCTCCCAAACGGATTAGACCCCGCAGACCCGCAATGGCAGATAACTCGGCAGGAAGCAGACGAAGTACGGTTCGGTTACGTGGCAGGAATATCCCACCTTCCCGACCTTGTACAAAACAAGATAGACCTTTCACCGTATCAATCCTATGTTGCTGATATTGGTGGATACCCACAAGCTGCAAAAGCAAGATTCGCATTAGAAACACAACCACCTAACGAATACGGAAAGCTATACCAAGCGTTTGACGTTGCCCTGGCCCCACTTCTCCCAAGTGAGTTTAACCGCTGCAAATCTAATTTGAAGATGGTAGAAGCAGGGTTTGCTGGTTGTGCGTTAATTGTAAGTGATGTAGCACCGTACGCAAAACACCTAAACGATAAGAACTGTATAGCCGTAAAGCATAACGGGGATTGGAATAAGGCAATTAAATACCTACACGAAAACCCAAACAAAGCTGGGGATATTGCCTTAGCCCTTCACGAGGATATGACCACAAACTTTAATATCCACGACTTTAACGACATTAGATTAGAACGCTTATGCAAATAGTACCAATTACCCAAGTGGTTCCCAATACGAGCAACCCACGAATTATCAAAGACGATAAATTCAAGAAGCTTGTAAAGTCAATACAGGAGTTCCCTGAAATGCTAAAACTGCGTCCTATTGTTGTGGATGCGGATATGGTAGTACTCGGAGGTAATATGCGCTTAAAGGCGTGCAAGGCCGCTGGGCTTACAGAGGTGCCTATTGTTATTGCCGACCAACTAACGCCAGAGCAACAGGCGGAGTTCATAATCAAAGATAACGTGGGCTTTGGTGAGTGGGACTGGGACTTATTAGCGAACGAATGGGATGAGCAGTTATTGCAGGACTGGGGTCTTGAACTGCCCTTTGACAATACCCCTATACTAGAAGCGGAGGAAGATGACTACGAAGCACCATCCGAAATAAAAACAGACATTGTACTGGGCGACCTTATCGAGATAGGCAACCACCGTCTGCTCTGCGGGGACTCTACCGATAGCGATGCAGTGGCAAGGCTTATGGATGGGCAGAAGGCCGATATGGTATTCACAGACCCACCATACAATGTTGCTTATGAGGGAAAGACAAAAGATGCTTTGACTATAAAAAATGATAAAATGAGCATTAAAGATTTTTCTGAATTTTTAAGTTCAATATTTAATGTTCTTTACTTAAACTCAAAAGAAGGAAGCCCAATATATGTCTTCGGGCCAATAGAAGATGGTACCTTCTTGAATGCGTTTAATGAAAGCGGCTTTAAATTACAGAGTATTTTAATTTGGCTAAAGAATACAATTGTTCTCGGTAGGAAGGACTACCATTATAAACACGAACCAATTTTATATGGGTGGAAAGAGGGCGCTGCTCATAAGTGGTACGGAGATAGAGATAAGCAAACTGTATTCGAGTGCAACAAGCCACCAAGAAACGGAGAGCATCCAACTATGAAGCCAATTGAGTTGTGTGAGTTTTATATTAATAACAGTAGCCAAAATAACAATATTATAATTGATTCATTTCTCGGCAGCGGCTCTACAATGGTAGCAGCCCACCAACTCAACCGCAAATGCTTTGGTATGGAACTTGACCCGAAGTATTGCCAGGTAATTGTAGACCGAATGCACAAGCTCGACCCATCCCTTGAAATCAAAATAAACGGAAAGTTATATGGACAGGACTGAACAGCATAAAAAGGCAATGCTCGATGCATTGGAAAAATCACTCGGAGTTGTAACCTCGGCTTGCAAGACGGTAGGCATTGGTAGAACTACGCATTATCTTTGGATGGATAGCGACCCCGAATACAAAGCAGCAGTCGATTCATTATCAGACGTTGCCCTTGACTTTGCGGAAAGCCAGCTGCATAAACAAATCAAGGACGGCAATTCAACAGCAACAATCTTTTTCCTAAAAACAAAAGGCAAGAAGCGTGGTTATGTAGAACGTCAAGAGCTGGACGTATCTACGGGCAAGATGTTCCAAATAGAAGTTCTTGGCAACGATACAGACCAATAAGGTATTTAACCACCTAATTAACAGCGATAAGCGTATTATCGTTGAGCAAGGCGGAACAAGAAGTGGGAAAACTTACAATATCCTGCTATGGTTAATCTTTTACTATACTGAACGCAATACCGCCAAGACCATAACCATTTGCCGTAAGTCGTTCCCGTCCCTGCGTGCTTCCGTAATGCGGGACTTCTTTGATATTCTACGAGCGCACGACTTGTACCGGGAGGACTACCACAATAAGTCCAGCCACGAATACCACTTAAACGGAAACCTTATTGAGTTTATATCGTTAGACCAACCCCAAAAGATACGTGGCCGTAAACGTAACCTACTTTACATTAACGAGGCAAATGAATTATTTTATGAGGATTGGCAGCAGCTTATCTTTCGTACCGATGGCCGAATTATCCTTGACTACAACCCTTCCGAATCTTTCCATTGGATTTACGATAGGGTAATACCCCGTGAGGATTGCGACTTCTACCAAACTACCTACCGGGATAACCCTTTCCTTGACGAAAAGATTAAGCAAGAAATTGAACGGTTGCAATACACCGACGAGGACTATTGGCGTATCTATGGCCTTGGTGAGCGTGGAATGAGCCGGGCAACAATCTTTCAATTCGGAACATCTGAAATACCACAAGAAGCAAAACTAATATCCTATGGACTTGACTTTGGTTATACCAATGACCCCAGCGCACTCGTGGCAGTGTACCAGCACGGCGAAAACCTTTACTTGGACGAGTTGCTCTACCGTACTGGGATGACAAACCGAGACCTTCACAACCACCTGCAATCGCTTGGGCTGGATAGAAGGGACGAAGTTTTTGCGGATAGTGCCGAACCGAAATCAATCGAGGAACTGCACCGCTTCGGCTGGAACATTAAGCCCACGGCCAAAGGCCAAGATTCTATTAATGCAGGTATTGATATTCTAAAGCGGCATAAGATATTTGCTACCTCACGAAGCAGCAATCTAATTAAAGAATTACAGAACTACAAATGGACAGAGGATAAGAACGGCAACTTGCTTAATAAACCCATTGACGTTATGAATCACGCCCTTGATGCCGTGCGTTACGCAGTGTATAACAAACTTTCTAAACCTAACTACGGTAGGTATTCTATCCGTTGAGTTATTTATCTATGGAACTTAAATTAGTAGTACCAACCTCGTTAGACGAAATCACGCTCGAACAGTACCAGCGATTTGCTCGTATTGAGGGAGAGGGTGAGTTCAAGCAAATGAAAATGCTTGAAATCTTTTGCGGAGTTCCATTTTCAGAACTACCTAACGTCCGCTTGGTGGATGCTGTAAGTGTATTAGAGCGATTAGCAAAGACCCTATCCGAGAAGCCTGGATTAACTAAATTCTTTGAACTCAACGAGGTTAAATACGGATTTATTCCGGCACTTAATGAAATTTCCTTGGGTGAGTTTGTAGACCTTGATTCCTACCTATCGGACTGGGCAACAATGCACCGTGCAATGGCGGTTTTGTACCGCCCGGTTGTTAAGGAGAAAGGCGAACGGTACGATATTGAGAAGTACGCAGCAACAGACGAACGAGACGAAATAATGAAGCAGATGCCTGCCTCGGTAGTGCTTGGTGCGCTGGTTTTTTTTTGGCGTTTAGGGAACGTATTGGCAGCGCATACCCTTCGCTCTTTGGAGCAAGAGATGAAAACCCATATACAAGGGAAGCCCAGTTCGGGCAACGATGGGGATGGTATCAATCAATCTATGCGCTTGCTCAAGGAGATGTCCTCAAATTTGGAGACGTTACTCAACTACCAATAAACCAGGCATTGACGTACATAACCTTTGAGAAAGAGAAAAACGATGTTGAAATATCAATGATAAAAAAATGAGAAGTTTTTACCTTGCCACCGAAAAGATAAACGAATACCTATCCTCGCATCCACTTGTGAAGGTTGTAAC